AAGGCTGCGTATTTTCGTAGGTCTGAGTATCACAATGCAGTCAACATCGGGGCAGTCCCAGCCCTCGGTGAGCAGCATTGCATTACATATGACATTGTACTTGTTTTCTGCAAAGCCTTTCAGAATTTCCGCCCTGTCAGTGCTTGCGCCGTTGACTTCCGCCGCCCTGAACCCGAAGCCGTTCAGAATGTCACGCATCTTTTTTGAAATTCTCACCAACGGCAGGAATACCACTGTTTTTTTATCTCTGCATTTTTCAGCCATCACAGCGGCTATTTTTTCAAGATAAGGCTCAATGGCGTTGCCTAAATCGTTTTCATTGTAATCGCCTTTGGTCGTTCTGACCGCTGTCAGGTCAATTTCTATATCTGCAATTTCCGACTGTATCGGGCAGAGGTAACCGTCCGAAATAGCCGTCTTTATGGAATACAGAAAAGCCGTGCTGTCAAACTGCAATTGTTTTTTGTCGCTTCTGTCAGGTGTTGCCGTGACACCGAGAATTTTCGCCTTGCTGAAATACTCCAGTATCCGCTTGTAGCTGTCTGCCTGTGAATGGTGTGCTTCGTCGATAATGATAATATCAAAATATTCTCTCGGAAACCTTTTCAGCCTTGCCGCCTTCAGTGTCTGCACACTTCCGAGAACCACTCTGTAAAAGCTGCCCAGGCAGGTACTGTCCGCCTTTTCGACCGCACACAGCAGCCCCGGAATACCCCTCTCATCGTTTTTTGTGTAATTCCGCAGCTTATCCGCTGCCTGATCCAGCAGTTCGCCTCTGTGTGCGAGTATCAGAACCCGCTTGCCGCTGCTTACACATTCCTGTGCTATTGCCGAGAATACCACCGTCTTACCGCACCCTGTCGGCAATATAAGGAGAGTGGAATTATCGCCGCCGTTCCATCTGCTGAAAACGGCGGCAACTGCTTGTTCCTGATAAGGTCTGAGTTTCAATTAAAAAGCCCCTGCTGTCCATGACTTTGTGCTGACGGTCTGCACATCTTCATCATAGGCGTAGAACTTCTTGATCTTGTTGCTCTCACGGTCTTCACCGTCCTTGTTCTTGTAGCTGTCAACAATGATAAGTGCTTTTCCTTTTTTGCCAACGACCTTATCCCACTGCATCTGCGTTTTTTCGCCGTGCTTCTTCATACCGATCGACAGATAGAACGCTGATATTTTCCATTCCAGTGTCTTCATCAGATAAAAATTCTCATTTATGGTCGTTGCTCCCTCTTTCCCGACGACCTCAAGCTCTGCCGTTACCATCTTGCAGCCTGCGGGGATCTTTCCGCTGCTGCCGCTGTATTCGCCTCTTGTAACATTTCTGACCGTAAACTCATAGTTGCCTTCGGGCAGAAGAATGAAGCTGCTTTCGTTCTCTATATAATCATCATATCCCATAAGATTGTTGTTGTTATCCATAATAAACCTCCATCAAAACGGTAATTCATCTCTGTTGTGCTTAATAATATCAAATACCTGTTCCCAAGCCCCGACCAGAACGCCATTGATAAAGTCAGCAGGGTAATTCTCAATCGGGGTCTTTTCGGGGAAATACCCTTTCTGTGCGACTGCAAGCTGAATTTCAGCTGCCTTGACATCGTTCTGCATCATAAGATCCTTTAGTGCCTCCGGCAGCTTGTCCGATATATCGGGCTTGACTTCCAGAAAGTCGTCAGGTGTAAGTTCTTCAACTTTCTTTTTGGGAGTTTCCCCGCCTTCGATAACAGCTTTTATTTCACCATAGTCAAGCGGGATTTTCTCAGCCAAGCCGAACCTGTTCTTTGCATCCCAGCAGGGGTGATGTGTCGTGAACATAACCCTTTCGCCGCCTCTGCCCTTGAACTTTTTGCCTTCCTTGTCAGTCGCTACTGCATGCATCTCATAATTGCAGAACAGTATCATATCCGCCCATTCCTTGACCAGCGGTGCAGTCTGTGAACCTGTCTTTTTGCCAAGTTTCAGCTCATAGCGGTCAAAGCTGCCTGTCTCGTTGGGGAGTTCAAACTTCCTTGTCTGTGAATGGCAAAGCAGAACCACATTGCATATATCGTTGTCAATGAGTGTCTGCAAGGTGTTGAGAAACGCCTTCATTCCCTCAGCCACATAAACATAACCGCTGCCATAGCCGAAATCCTCGATGCCCTTTTTCTGATGAGTGTGCAGGATGTTGTCAACAAGCAGCTGCTCCGCCCAGTCCATAGTATCAATGACCAGTGTCTGACAGCATTTATTGTCTGCAACATACTTCACGCACTCACCCAGCGCCGCCCACGATGAGGGCTTACCATCGAACCGCTGTATGTCAAGATTAGCCGTGCCGCCCTCTGTATCAATGAACAGCGGGTCGGGGAACTTGCTTGCAAGGGTGCTTTTGCCGATACCCTCCGGACCGTATATGACGACCTTTTTCTTACGCTGAACCCTGCCTTTTGTAATATTCATCTCTTGTCCTCCCTGTATTTGATGTATTTCCTCAGTTCCGTTTTTGTTGCATAGTCCATACTTTCCTCTGCTTTTTTGTAAAGGCTTGCAGGTGCGACCATCACCAGCAGATCTTCTGTATTCAGTCCCAGCTGAACCTTAAGGCTTTCTATCTCTTTTCCCTTTTTGTCGCTGTCATTGCACACTGCCTTGAACAGTGCATATAAGTCCTTGTAGTCCTTGCTTTCCTTGGGGTCTGTTTCCACCTCTACAGTAGCAACCGGCTTTTCCCTTTCCGCCTTCAGCTCACTCCGCAAAGTCTCAACCTTGCTTTCAGCTGCCTCACGCTCCTGCCTTTCGGCTTCGTACTTCCTTATCCATTCGGCTGTAGTTTCCGCTCTGCGTTCTGCGCCGTCTTTCAGCCTTGTATTTTCCTCCTGTGCCTTTTGCAGTGCCTTTTTCAGCACCTGCAATTCACGCACCGAAGTATTTTCAAGATCTACATTCTCCGCCACTGCCGTACGGGTTTCTTCATCGAGTGCGGTGAGGAACTCTAACTTTTTCACTCCAATTTGTCTCCTCGAGGAGACAAATTCCTCGGATAAATTTTCGGCGATTGAAATGTATTTATATACATTTTGCCTGTTCATACTTGTTTCCGTCTCACAGTATTCCTCAAAACTCTTGTAGCCGAATTCTTTATACAGCTTTTCGTCTCGCATTATCTTGAAGCCCTTAGCCATCTGATATAGCCCGTCCTCGACCATCTGCGTACCGAGAACTATCTGTGCATGTACCGTGTAGGCGTATTTAGCCTCATCGGTCATACGCTCAATCCTTGTTTCCTGTGCAGGCACAAGCTCAACGCCGCTTTCTTTCATCAATTCATCCTCCTTATTTGTCTCCTCGAGGAGACAAAATTTCGTCAAGCAAATTTGTGCACTCGAGTGCACAAATTCACTTTATCACGACTGACTGTGTGCGAACCTTTTCCACATAAGGGATCGTTTCGCTCTCCATAGCTGCCTTGACTGCTGTCTTGCTGACAGTGGGTGCAGAGTATTTCAGCAGATCCTTGTGACCGCTGCTTTCAGCCCATTCAATGAAACGGCTGTCGTCAAGCACCTTCACACTCTCCACGTTGTTCCGCACCGTCACCCTTGCCCTCGGACGGTCAACCTTTTTCAGCCTTGCCTCATTCAGCCCTGCAAGCAGATACTCTTTCAGGCTGTCAACCCTGTTCTCCGCTGCCCTGATACGGGCTGTCAGACTGTCACGCTCTTTCTTCATTCCGTCAATATCGGCGGAAAGATTCTTGATAACGACAGCGATGTTCTCAGCCTTGTCCTCTATCTCCATTTCCAGCCCGTCAAGGGTGTCGAACCACGCTGTCTGCATATCCTCTGTGTCCATCTCATCATAACTGTTATACAGTTCTGCGAAAACGCCTGTCATCTCATAAAGTGTCATTGTTTGCCCTCCTGAATTTTCACTGCTGTGTCGCCGTCAAGCCTGTATACCGGTGCAGCCCTGCCTCTGACCACCCTTGCAACCTCGACTATAGGCACACCGTGGTATTCCCTGCGGAAAAGTTCCAATGCAGCCAGCGGCGACCATGCACGAATGCTTATGTAGCTTGCATTGACCATTGTTATCCGATATTCTGACATTGTCATTCCTCCATAAAGTAAGTGTCAAACCAGTTCTTTTCCGTTTCATTCTCCGGCAGAAGTCTGAACCCTTCCTGAAACGCTTTCTCAAAGCCGAAAATGAACCCGATCACGACAGCAAGTCCCACAAAGAAAAGGAGTTCGCCGCCGTGTTCAATTATGTTGTATCCAACCGCATAAAGTATAACGCACATCAGATAAATGATAAATTTTTTCATTGTTGTCTCCTTCTGACTTCCTCCTGTATATTCCTTATCTCCGCCATCGGCACACCGAGTATTTCAACCAGCATTGCCTCAGCAGCCTGTGTTCTGCCGAAAGCTATGCGGCAGTCCTCTTCCTTGTACTCAAGGTCTTTCTTTATGTTCGGCTTAGTCCATTCGGGTATGCTTTTATCTTTCAGCAGCCCTTTCAGTTCTTTCTTTCTGCGTTCCGCAGCCTTCAACCCTTGCAGGTAGTAGGTGTACTTTTTCTTCGCTCTTGTTATCATGTCCTCCATGGTCGTTCTCCTTTTCAAGTATTTCCGGGTGTGCCTGTGCATACCCGACTATCAGCCGTGCAAGCTCTGCCGCTTTGGTCGGGCTGATCACACCCGGCTGTTCATAGATAACCGCTTTCATATCTTCCCCTCCCTTGCAGAAGCAGCGAACGCCGCTCCCGTTGCCATCCAGAGGATTCTTTCAGCCTCTTTCGGCGATACTTTGCCGAGAGCTTTCAGAAACTCCAACAACTCCGTGAACTGTATGTGGTACTTCGTGCAGATCTCGTATAAGTCCGTCATAAAAATCACCTCAATCCATGTTTTATTGCGTATGTTCTTACCGCCGTTGCACCTATCGGCAGCCCTATGACCGTGCGTATCTGATATGCCGCTTCGGTGTAGGAATTACTTTTTATAATGCTTTCCGCCCTCTGCCTGTCCTCAGGTGAAAGCTGTCCGATTTTCGATGTGTCCTTTTTCGGCGGGGCTTTTGCATTTCTCAGCCCGAGGCGTGCGTTGATATTGATAAGCATTCTTGTGGCTTCCTGCATTATAATGTCCCTGACTTCTTCGGCACTGTATGCTGTGCTGTAGCCGCTGTTATAAGCCCCTGTCCGCCGTATAGCAGGCAGAACCTCACTTGTTACCCAGTGTTTGAACTTCTTAGCCGTCGGCAGCTTGCTTGAAAGGATAAGGCTGTACAGTCCGCTTTCGTTGATGATCGTCATAGTCTGCGTTCCACCAAGGGTGTCACAATTCGTTACCCCCTTATCCTCTTCATCAACATGATCTGCAATAGCCTTTCTGCTGTTTGTATACCCCAGTATCTCCGCAACATCTTTCCCGACAAACCAAGGTTCGCCGTTAACAGTTAGAGTTCTTATATTCCCAAAGTCGGGATTGTTGAAAGTTGTAAGTTCGTTCATTATCGTGTTCTCCTTTAAAAATATTCGTACCCGGAAGAGCCGATAAAAAACTCTTGACATTTCCGAAAAAGTATGTTATACTAATTCTATCAATAGCAGAGCGGTGGCAAGAACCGCCCTGCTGTGGTTGTTTGGGGTAAAAGGCTTATTCCTTCGGGAGTAAGTCTTTTATTTTTTCCTTGGCTTCTTCAAGGTCTTTGCTGTTTTCCAACTTTTCAAGAACAAGCTCTATAAGTGTCGTCTTCAGGTCAATGTACTGCTTATCGGTCATTTCCATGCTTTTCTCCTTTCCAGCTCTTGCCTGCCTGTTTTGTACTCTTACCGGGTACAAGTATATAATAGCACATATCGAAACATTTGTCAAGATATAAAACACAAATTGAAACTTTTCTCTAAAATGCACAATTTGAAATTGTATTTTTGTATAATAGCACAAAAAAAACATTTTATCAGTAGCTATTGACAAACATTTCATTTTGTGCTATTATGAGTTAGGGGTGATATAATGTTTCATGAAACAATCCGAAATTTAAGAACTAATAAAGGGTTGACTGGCGAAACAGTTGCAAATGCAATTGGAATAAGTGAGTCAGCATATCGCAATTATGAGCGTGGCGTAAGAGAACCGAGTTTTGATATACTCGCCAAACTCGCCGACTTCTACGGCGTAACCACGGACTACCTGCTCGGCAGAGAGGACAAAAACGACCCGATAGCGAACATAGCCGCACAGTACGGGCTTGCTCCCGCCGCAAAGGCGGTGCTTGCAGCGTATCTGTATATGGATAGTGATATGCGTACAGCCTTACTTGATACCATAAAGCAGCTTGTAAATGCAGACGACCGCCCGACCATGACTATCCGTAAGCACATCAACAAAGCCGCCGCAGGCTCGGGCTACGACCTCGCAGATGATGATGAATTTGAGGACATCACTATAATCCGCACCAACACGGCAGAGCAGGCAGATTTTGCGGTCGAAGTGGACGGCGACAGCATGGAACCCGACTATCACGACGGTGATATCGTATTCGTCAGGATCGGGAAAGAAGTGCCTGTCGGAGCTGTCGGACTGTTTATCCACGAGGGTAAAGGCTATATAAAGGAGCGAGGCGAGACCTGTCTCATCAGCCGCAATCCCGAGTACGAAAACATCTGCGGCGAGTGTATAGCAGTCGGTGAGGTCATAGGCACTGCAGAGCTTGTGCAGTGATGTAAAAAACAAAAGACCCTCAGAGTGCGTAACTCTGAGGGCAAAAAGGAGGATATTTATGAAAAAAGCAGCATTTTACGGCAGGTACAGCAGCACGAACCAGACGGAGCAGAGCATCGAGGGGCAGCTCCATGTATGCGAAAAATACGCAAAAGAAAATGACATTGAGATAACAGCACAGTACATCGACCGTGCAAAGAGTGGTACGACAGACGACCGACCGGAGTTCCTGCGAATGATAAAAGACAGCGGAACAGGTGCGTTTGATGTGGTGTTGGTGTACAAACTTGACAGGTTTGCCCGTAACCGCTACGACAGTGCGATGTACAAGCGAAAGCTGAAAGACAACGGCGTGAAGGTGATCTCAGCCACAGAAGCCATCACCGACACGCCCGAGGGAATAATCATGGAAGCGCTGCTTGAAGGTATGGACGAATACTACAGCGCAGAGCTTGCAAGGAAGATGCAGCGTGGCAAAGAGGAGAGTTTCCGCAAAGGCAGATATTTAGAGCCGACAGCCCCATACGGCTACAAAAAGGACAATCACAAGCTTGCGATTGACGAAGCTACAGCACCGACAGCGGCAGAGATATTTCAGAGTTATGCAGGCGGTGAGCGTTTGTCGGACATTGCAGACAAGCTGAACAGCACAGCCGTCACCAACGCAGCAGGCGGCAGATGGAGCAATTACAACCTGTCAAAAGTGCTTCACAACGCAGTGTACAAAGGTGAGTACCGTCATAAACCGTTTGAAGGCTTTGCAAAATGCCCTGCCATAGTGTCAGCAGAATTATTTGAAGCGGTGCAGGCACGGCTTGCAGAAAGCAGGCGGCGAAAAAGAGAAAGCCGGACAGGATTTGATTACAAACTGACAGGGCGGGTATTTTGTGCGGAGTGCATGCGGCATATGAGCGGCAACAGCTCACAGAGGAAGTATTTTTACTACGACTGCGATTGTGGTAAATCGAGGGTGCGTGCGGAATCACTTCACGAAAAAGTAAACGAGTGCATAAAGGAATATCTGACCGCTGAAAAGATACAGGAAATAGCAAAAGCCGCTGCGGATGAGCGTGAACCCATAGACAACACAGCGGCGATAAAATCAGAAATAACAGCGGTCACAACAAAGATAAACAACATAGTCAATGCGATAACAAGCGGCGGCGACATACCCGAACTTGTGCAAAAATTGCAAAAGTTAAAAGAGCGCAAAGTGCAGTTAGAGCAGAAATTAAAGGCAGAACCGCCGCAGAGATTAACGCAGAGCGACATAACAGAAGCCCTGACAGCAATAGCAAAAACAGCCCCGGAACGCATAACAGACATAATAGCAGATAAAATATATATCCATAACAACACAGCCCTGATCTGCATAAATCTGTCAGATGCAGACTATTCACCAACACATGAAGAAGTTTTGTTTAGGGTGAGGTGTGTTGAAACACCCCCAACCATATACAAAACATCACTGTTCCTTCTCACAGCCGTCTAATTCCTTAACAAACGCCTGTGAAAAATACTTCTGCACCAGTTTACAAAAACTTCTTGCATTATCAATATCTGAAAAAGCTCCGACCTGTACAGTATATCGTGCAGCCGGGGCTTTTTCGATTCTCTGCTTAAAACTGTTCCATTCAGCCTCTGAACCGCTGTCAGTGTTCCAGCCATAGATGCCGGGGCAGGGCTTGCCGTTGACATCATAGTGCCTTATAACTCTTTCGGCAGGAACAGAGTATGTCACCATAAGCTGCTTGACCAGTGCAGCAGCATTGTCAACTGCAAGCTGCGTGAACGAATAGCTGCGGTCGTTGGCGTTCTGCATTCTGCCTGTGCTGTTGGTTGAACAAATCTCAATCCCGATGCTGTTTGCGTTGGTGCATTTACCATAGAACGAGCCGCCTTTTGTGCCGTACTTTGCACCGCCGCAGTGCCATGAGTAGCGATTCTGAATATCGGGATTATACTGCACTATTTCACCATCATCAACGATAAAATCAGCCGAAACTTCTGTACTTGTTGTTTCAAAATAATTTGCGGTATTTATTGCTGTTCCGGCTTTTGAAGTTGTTCCTGCTGTATAATGTACAACAATATAATCAATTTTTCTTTTAGCACTTAAAGTAGTGTGAATAGTTGATGTTTTTGGCGTTATCTGCATTTAATCACCTCTATTCAAAATTCTCTCCAGTTATCTCTCGAAACTCATCTTCCGTTATCCAGCCCTTAATCACGGCATTTTTTACTCTCGCTATAGTCCACATACCGTCATCATAGTACTTTTTTACTTTTTCATACTGCTTGCTATGCTCCATAATATCACCCCTCTAAGTCTATTTCGCTCATCATTGCGATATAGTCAATATCCGAGTGGTCTTTTTCCACAAGGTAAGCGAAATACTCGTCCTTTGTGAATTCTGTCACATCGTAGATATAAACGGTAATGCTTTCCCTTTCAACATCTGCAAATTCTTCAACCCGCTGTTCCTGCCGCACATTATTCGCAGCAAGTACCTTATCAGTAAGGATTTTTACGGCTTCGGGATATGAGCCACTTTCTACATTTTTATGTATTATCATTTGCTTTTACCTCTCTTTTTTACGAAACATACATAAGGCGTGCGCTGAACTCCTGACTGCGACCCCCAGTCACATAATTCAGAGCCCAACAGAACACGCCCGCCAGCACGCCAAAATCCCAACGTGCGCCGAGCAGAGAACTCCGATAACCATTTAAATCGGATGCCACATAAGTATAATCACCAATAGGATAATTACTATCGGCATTTACACATTCAGACGGCAAGAAAAGCCAGTCGAAATCGGGGTCGCAACCAAAAGCGGAGATATAACCTTTTGCATTTGTAATAGTGAATTTTGCTGCTGTATAGCCTGCTTTTGTACCCTCGACAAAATTGTAATCATCGCAGATATAAGGCTGTCCACCTCTTAATGTTCCGTCACCCCAAAGGGTTAAACCCTCTGTAAACTTCCAAATATTTCCGTAAGGATTCTCAACACCACGATAAGATACAGAAACAAGACCATTTGTACCACTTGCCATACCCGTGGAATTTCCGAGACTACTTGTTGTTCCCGTGATTTTTGGTTCGTTTCCATTTATAACACCCAAACCAATAGCATTTTGCGAGTTAAGCGTCCCGTACTCAATCATAAACAGCCACTGTAAAGCACTCACAGCTTTTATGTCCATACAATGCCAACCCGTACCACGATTTGTAGCAAGTATTTCGCTATTAGGTTTTGTAAGCTGTTGTGTCAATCCCGAGCAAGGTTTTGCATTTGCAATACTACTCAGTTTATCACCCGTGCTTGCTGTAAAGTCTGCAATCTGCTCATCTGCAAGTAAATAAGCACTTGCCGAAACATCATAAATACAGCCCTCATACGCAGATACATAAGCCTTATCACGCTCTGTACCGTCAGGTTTTACAAAAGCGGGGTGAGTTTTAAAGCCCTCATACTTTGTGGCACTGATATAATAATTTGCCTTACGGGTATGATAGCCGCCCACACTGTCTTCAATAGGGTCAAGTTTCAGAGGTGCCATCTTGTAATAGAATTTCGGTATCTCGACCATAACCTGACCGTTTGTGCCGTCCTCTATATAATCGGCATCTCCGTAATAGGCATTGACTGTTCCATCATCAGCGAGGTTACAACGCTTCATATCTTTCCACGGAGCAACAGTGTCAAAGAACGACCTTGACTTTCCTGCTGCACCTGCAAGGCGTGTGTATATGTAGTTCTCAAAATCAATCTGCAAACCATACACATCAGAGCCATATGTACCGAGTATTGCATAAAGGTCAGATGTTTTTGTGTTGACCTCATTTATTGCACTTACCGCACTATTTTTTGCGGTTGTGGTAAGGGTGGAGAGTGTGCCAATGCTTGCTTTATTTGCGTTTACCCTTGTTGCTGTCTCAGCCTCAACTCCCTCAACAAATGCCTTAACATAATCGGTTGACGGAATAATCTTGTAAAATTCGATACTTGCCGCCTCCGTAATAGCTTGCACAATAGCCTGTGCATTGTCGGGCAAATACGCCCAATACCCCGGGATCTCAGAAGCGTCAATTATAGGCAAAGTACCTGAATAAACAGAACTGTCATTGTTCCCACAACTGATATACCAAGTCCTGCCACCATATGTTGTGCTGTAAATTGTTTTGTCTGCTTCTGTGCCGTTATGTACGGCAACATTATCTTCTACAGTTGACACGATATAAGCACAATAAAAATCAAACCAGCCAGACCTGACCCACTTAACTATGGCACACATTGCCCCACCGTTATTAGTTTTTATAAGCGGCGGTTTAAGTGTCGTACCAGCCGCTGATACATAATAATCACTATCACAAGTCCAGCCCAGACCGCTGTCAATCATAGCCATACAATCACCCCCAGATATTATTTATTGCTTCGCTTATTTCCGCACTTGTTGGAGCATCGGAAATATGCAAATCGGTTTTTGCGATAAAAGTACTATCCGCCTGTGTTTTGGTATACACATCGGCGACATTTGCCTTCGCACTCAGTAAAGTGTCGGTCTCCGTTTTTGTGTAGTAATCGCTAAGGTCTCCACCCCCTTTCGCCTGTTTCTTAAAAGGGCAGTCAGGAAAATCCTGTGTCCTCACCTCAGCCGACCCCGAACCCGAAACATAAACCACATTGGCAGGCGTGAGTGCAATCATCCCGGCTTCACCGGCAGGAATGGCAATAGTCCCGAACGCCCCGGCAACGCAGTATTCATCGAGCGAAGCATACATAATCGCTTTCGAATTGTTGCGTATCCAACAGAACCTTTCATCTGTGTAGAAAAGCGGATTGTCACTGTCAGGATTGAAGTTGACAGCAGTCACACCGCTGATTGTCACTGTTCTGATAGTCATAAAATCACCTCATTATTCCAAGTAATCTGGATATTATCTATTGAAACGCTGTCATAATCGTTGCTGTACGCTATGTCAGCGGTCAATACTTCTTCTGTGCCGTCTGCGTAGGTTATCGTGACATCGAGTGCGGTTTCATTTCCTGTGATGTTAGCCTCTATGTCAGAAATCGGCTTGCAGTTGACCCGCACACCATCAAACGCCACACAGCCGCCGTCAAAATAGTTTTCCCTGTACTTTGCCATCATTCATCACCGCTATCATCGTCAAGGTAGACAATGCCCTGATATTTGGTGTACAAAACATTGTTGTTGTTTGCCTTTTCGCCATTCTTTACAGTCCTGTCAAGCTGTCTTGACACCATACCGCAGTATGCCCCTATTTCACCGACTGTCTCCTGATTGGCGGAAATTGAGCCGCTTATCCCTGCGGCGTTTATCGTGCAGGAAATGTTGTTCACCCTCAAAGTCTTGTTTCCATAGGTAAAGTAATCGCCGCAGAACGGCACACTTGACAGCAGGCACTTGTCAATGGTGAAATAGGTGTAGCTTGTACTTGCATTACCAAGCAGAGAGTTAAGAGCCGCCGCACCTGTCTTGTTCATAATCGAATTGCCGTTGACAGTAAGCGGATTGTGTCCGCTCACTCCTGAAAAGTCGTAAACCTTGCCGCTGTCACCGTTGACGATAAGCCCGTCGGGAGTGATAGTGTCACCCATATCGGGAGCAGAGTAATCAATAAGCCCGACCTGACCGCCATTGTCAAAATAGTATCTGAACACGACTGCATTGCCGGTCGTGACATAAAAGAAACCGCAGTTACATTCAGCAACAGCCGCTAACCATTGCTGACAGTTGGATCCTATAACTGTTTCAATGTCAATAGGTTTTGTTACAGTGGTCTGTGTCTGAATGCCGGCAGTATACCCGACTTTATTACCGATAACACCGATCAGATCGGCGGCGGTTATTGTGTCGGTTGCAACTCCCGTTAAGTCGTCTGCTGTAAGTTTAGCCGCACCAAAGAACGCCATTGCATCATAGCAAGTGAACTCCGTGTAGCCGTTGTGCAATACTCTTGTATCTACATAAAAAGTAGGAAGCCCCAGAGAAGCGGCTGAAATCACATTGCCCTGACTGTCGGTAAACGACAGCCCGACAGCAGAAGCCCAAGAGCCTGCGGAAGATATACGCCCCGTTGCCTTGAATGATAAGCAGGTCGTAACAAGAGAACCCACGCCCATACCGCTCACGGAACGAGTTATTTTCAGTTCTGAAACATCGGTCAAAACATAGCCGCCCACAGTAACGGTTATGTTAAAGAGAGCCGCCGTCCAGCTGGGCAGCGGCTAAAGTGATGTTAGTTGCAAAGAAATCACCATAGAAGTTAGCGTTGCGGAGTTCAGGAGCGATAACATCGCACCGCACCATTCCCGAAAATTCATCACAGATAAGGTAGAAAGTTTCGTGACCGAGAATAAACTCCGCTATATCCCCCAGCTCATCGGGAGTAATGCCGTAAGTGGAAAAAGTCAGCGTGAACTTATTCCCCATAAGCGGCTTGACATCCCGACCATCATAAGCGGTAAAACAGTCGCCGTAAATCTTTTCCCAGTGCGGATTGTAGCCGGAGATAACATTGAACTCCAGCCAGTCGGTACTGCTTGAAGTCTCCTGTATCTTTATCACCTTTCCACCGTTCGGTGTGCGAATTTCATTGTAGCCTGTTTCACCATCCCACACATTAGCCATAATATCACCTCACAGAACGCTGCAGGCGTGTGTGCGGCATAGGGTAAGTATAACTATACCCCCACACCATACAACGCACACAGCGCACGCACAGCCCCATATTTTAAAATTTGCTGTTCTGCCGTCCGAACAGCCCGTATCCCGAAAGGAAATCCTTCAAAGTCGTTTTAATCGCCTCCACACCCGCAACATTGATTTGAATAGGCGTGTCCGCTGACAGCATAACCATATTGTCATTAGTATTTTTGGCAGCGTTTCCGCCGTTTCCGCTGCCTATTCCGAAAAATTCCTTGATGTTGTTGACCACATCGAACAAGTTATTTTTCGCAATGATCTCATTGAACCCATCAACAAAAGCCTGTGCATCAGCCTTCCCCATATCCTCAAACTTCGTTGTATCGTTATGTTCAATGATCTTCGCATTGAGTGCTTCGGCTTCGTCCTGCAATTCAAAATTTGCGGCTTTCTTTGCAGCTGAATAATATGCAGAATAGTCCTTGAAATACTGTTCCCGGCTGCCTGAACTCATCTTCATCAGCTCATCGACAATCGCCATTCTGTCATCAAGGGAAAGCTGCTGTATATCGTCAAGCATTTCCTGCGGGACATTCTCCATCTGCGACAGCTTCTGCATATTTTCGTTATACTTTTCAAGTTCCTTTGTCTTTTTGGTTAAATCCTCAAAGACTTTCCGTTTCTGTCCGCTCTTGTCCGTAATTTCCGAGGTCTGAACACCGCCGCCCATATAGGATTTTATCAGCTTATCCCTTGACTGGTAGAAACTTTCACGCTCTTTTTTCAGCGTCTGAGCATCATTTTTCCATTCCTCAATCTCTTTTTGCCGTGCCTTGTTTTCCTTTTCGGTAACGCTCTCCAGATCATCAGCAACAAGATTGTTGAGATAAATTCCCTGCTTGCTCCATTTTTCAGCAAGTTCAAGGTATCGGTCAACAAATGTTTCATAGTCGATTGTACCGTCTTCATACAGCTTTTTCAGCTTTTCAAAGTCATCTTCGGCGTTATCTACCATCAGATCGAGTGCATCGTCGGTCGTGTCAGCTACTGCTTTTTTGTATGCCTCGGTGTCTCTGTCAAGCCTTGTATCGTTTCGGAGAAAATCTTCAAGCTGTTTCTGATACTGTTCCTTGTTTATAACACCCTGTTTCAGTTTGTCACTAAGCTCTTTTTTTACTCCATCAATTGCCGCCTGTGTTGCTTCCTCAGCGGCTTTTTTATCCTCTTCTGCCTGCTTTTCCTGCTCCTTGGCTTCGTTCTCGGAAATTTTGCGGAGTTCTTTGTCAAGGTCAAAATTTATTTCATCGAGCAAATCAGAATAATTAGCAAGCTCCGTTTTCGCATAGTCCTGCAATTCCTTATACATATCCTCATCGGTGTATTCACCATTGCTGTAAAAGACTTTGCGTTCAAGTTCCTTTTTCTTCGCTTCGTAATTGCTCTTTGCGTCCTTTTTATCCTGCTCGGCTTTCTTTTCAAGCTCATCTTTTTCGGTCTTAGCAAGAGCCGCCTCACCGTCCCGTATATCGTCCATCAGATCGAGGTACGCTTCCGTTGACATATCGAGAGAGTTGAGAAAATCCGGGTCTTTGAGTGCATCATAGTACTCTCTTGTGCCCGATTTTATATTAGCATGCTGTAACTCTTTTTTCTTTTTGCCGATTATCTCACTTGCTACCTGTTCGGCGGTCTTTTCCTTTTCCGTCGTGGTCTTGCCGCTGTTCTCACGGTTTGACCGCACACGGTTAGCAATTTTCCAGAACTCACTTGACGGATCATCGGAGAACAGTTTTCGGTATTCGTCATTGTCTGTTATTTCTGCAAGCTGCTTGTAGTATTCTTCTTCACCGATATTCTCCATCGAGTACTTGTTTTCAATTTCTTCAAGCTGTTTGAGAATTTTGTTTTTCTTCTTTCTGCTTGCTCTTTCAGCCTGTGCCGAAATGTTGGCATCTCTGACCGACTGTTTCTGTGCCTGACCCGCCTTTTCCTGCGCTATTCTTTCCTGTTCTGTTATCTGTCTGCCTGTCTGATAGTTTTCGGGAACTGCATCGGCTTTCTCCATCTCAAAAAGGTCTTTTGAAATCTTTTCAAGGTCTTTGTTGTTTTTCTGTGATGCAGCTATCCAGCCCTCATAAACAGCATAAGTTTCAGTTATCCGCTTTTGCTTTTCCTGTTCAACCTCTGCAATCTTTTTCGGGTCAAGCCCGCCTAAAGCGTCAAGTTCATCCTTTTCCTCTGCTGTAAGCCCTTCATTCAGGCTTTTTGTTACAAGCTCCCGTCTTCTTGTTTTGAAATTCTCATAATCCCGCTGTGCATTGCTCCATTCGGTATATGCTTTTGCGGTCTGACCGGTAAGGTCGTTTTGATTTTTCTTTTTCTGCTTGTATTCGTCAAGTGCAATTTCTTTTTCAACATTTATTTTTAAACGCTCGATGTAATCATCATAAGCACCTATCAAGTCATTATAGCCCTGTATCTGACCGTCGATAACTTCAAGATGTGTGCCGAAAGTATCATTGAGTATACCGAGCTGTGTTTCCACATCTTCCTGACTGCCTATAACCTTGCCGTTTTCGTCAACCAGTGTTTCAAGAGATTTTTTCGCCTTGTTTGCAAGGTCAATCTGTAACTCAGTAGCCTTCCTGTTTTCATCATACTGATTTTCAAGATCTTCCAAACCTTTTCGGTAGTCATTGATCACATTAACGGCTCTGTCCATCTCATCGGACATTGCAATCATTCTATTCTGTGCAATCTCACACTGAACAATATAGCTCCCTATAGCCGCACCCAGTGCCGTAATAACCAGCGCAACAGCTACGGCAGGAACAGCCGACATTGCAGCAGACAGTGCCTTTGTTGCAACTGTAGCCTCACCGGTTGCCGTCGTCAGAACCTGTACAGCCGTTACAAGTATGCCTATATCGGTAGCCAGTTTTATGCCCTTGAAGATAAGCCACGCCGCACCGAACTCTGTCACAAGCGAAATCACAAGCGGTAAGTTGTCAATGAGCCAGTTAAGCCCATCAGCCAGATCCTCAAGCATTCCTATAGCCTGTTCAAACCCTTTTGAAGTTGCCCACTCTATCAGCTTTTCAAGCACTTCCGAGACTTTTTTTGAAAGTTCTGTGAGTTTATCTCCAAGCCCGCCGTTTTTTATCTCATCTGTCAACTCTCTGACAAGATGTGTAGCTGTATTGACCACATCACGGATAGGCTCTTCCATGTAGTCATAAAATTCAACACCCAAGCCCTCAATAGCAGACTTCATTGTAGTAATTGCACCGGTGAGGTTGTCCTGCATTGTTTCGGCTGTCTGCTCCGCTGCGCCGCTTACATTTGACAGCGTGCTGTACAGTTCCCCATACTCCTCATTAACACCGCTTAACAGTGCCTGCAAGGTGTCCATCTGCGTTTTACCGCCGATTTTCGCCTCAAAGAACGCTTTTTCCTGATCTGTGCATTCGTTGAGTGCAT